TTAATTGATTTTCAAATGATGCTACTAATATCTTTTGTGCATCTACATCAACTCTTAAACTTTCCGAAACTATTTCAAGCTCACTAACTTTAGCTGTCAAATCAACCACAATTGTATTTAATCTAATTACTTCTTCCGTTAAATCAATTACCGATTGAGTTACTTCATTATAAATAGGTCTAGGAACATCATCATCTAATGGAGGTGGCTCTACTGGTATTAATTCAAATATTCTAGTATCTACTGATTTTATTAAATCATTTTCATTGTATTTAGGATTTGATAATTTACCAAAAACAACACCATCTAATTCATTTGCATCATTAAATTGATATGAATTTACACTTGTTTTAGACACGACTAAAGACCCACTTTTACTTATACCATCAAGTAAACTCAAATTTTTTAATCCAGATGTTTTCAATCCTGCCATATTAATTACCTAAAATAGTAAATGTTAATTTATCATCGTAATATTTTACATCACCATCCATATCAACTTTAAATTCTAATTTGTAAACTCTACCAGTTTCCCAATTAGATAGATTTAAATTTATATAGTTTCCATCGGAATCACAACTTATTTTAGAATATTCGCTAAATGGAACTATAATATCATCCGAAGCAAAATCTTTAATTTGATAATATGTTGTTTGTGGAAGATATTTTATATCACTATATGAAAATGAATTTGTAAAAGTTTTTACAGGATATAATTCTCTACCCACTACCCTTATTTTTGGAATACTATTCTTTTTATATTCACTTTTGAATGATTTAACACTAACCTTAATATCATTTGAAGTTAATGCGGATAATGAACCTGTTATAAAAGATTGGTCATCCCAACCTATTCTAATCTTTGGTTGATATATTGTAAATGTTTCTTTACTGAATAATCTTAGTATTCCATAATCTTGCGTATCACTTTCTATATTTTGAGGAAACAGTGTTGAGTTAGCAAATTTTAGCATTAATCCATCATTGGGAATAGAACCACTCATCCAAAGTTTAAGCATTGGTTTTACATCCATATCAATATCACCTCTTTCATAGTTAAAATTTTGAGATGCGCTATATTGTGTCCACCAAGTTCCACCACTACCATCATTTATACTTGCAGTAGTATATGAATTAAAATCATTATCTAACCAATTTAATTTAGTATCACCTTCTCTATAATTCCAAGTTACACCTTTTGTAGTTATTGTATCAAATCTAGTACCTATACCCATTTCCCAACTACCAGATATTGGATTTGCATAAATTGTATATTCTAATGGTATTTCTTCTGATTGCGATTCTTTTAATAGCAAACGAGCATCACTCATACGAATTGTACCATTATATAATGATTGAGATAAGAATCCCATATCAAACTTAAGTAAAGCATGTGACACATCTTTTACATTACCGTAGTAAACTTTACTTACTTCTAATATCTCATCAAGCCCAGTATTTTGATTGGGTTGTTGTAGATAAATCGATGCATCTTTTGATGCTGTTAAAAAATAATATGCCATTATCGTGCCCTCCCTTTTATATCTGAATTAGGAAACTTAACTTCAAAAATAGAAGGGTCCAATGATGGATACACCACTTTATTTTTAGTTGCTGCTTCTATATTATATGAATTTGCAGAATATTGACCTCCGCATTTATTAACTATTTGAAGTCTTGTAACAGAAGATACACCTTCAATATTTGCAAGTAACACTTCCAGTTCACTTAAATTAATTGTTTGGTTGAAAGTCCAATTATCTATATTAAAATATTTTTGCAATTCTAATATACATTTGGTAACTACTTCTGATTTATTATCGTTTCTATTACACACTACTTCAAAATCAACCCCAATATTTATTATAAATCCATCCGAAAAATTAACACCATCCGTTAATATTTTATATTCGTTTAAATATGTTTTTAAGTTTTCTTTAACTGCTCTATTAATTGGAGATAATCTTCCAAAATTATCCAATCCTAACATATATAGGTTTATAGCAAATGGATTATTTTTTTCATTTTCATTTGAGGTTTTACCAATTAAAAATTTTGTAATTTCTGAAGTAACTGCTGCTCTTGTCGGTTCACTTGATTCAGGTCTTTCTATAAATCCCATAACCAAATCGGTAAATTCTTGCAAAACATTTGGAGATGCTAATATCGATGATGGTGAATTATTATCCAATTTACCATCAGCAGTTGCATAACATTTAGAAATTGCTCCATATTTTGTTGGCATTGATAATGCTCGTATTTGATAATCTTTTGAAGTAACTGCTCTATTTTGTGAACCAAAATTACCCAAAGCATTTTGTCTAATTTCTTCAATTGTTTCAGGACCTCTACCACCAGTTGCTGGTATTTTGTTTGTAACTGCTATTGAATTTTTTAAACTATTATATGTTCCTATTTGGGCCGTATTTAAATCAGAGTACTCATTATCAAACTCAATAGATGTTATTTTTGTAAGTTGGTCAGATTCTACGTTAGAGGCCACACCACCACCTGTGTAATACTTTACTGTAATTGTTGTGTTTGATGGTGATATACCATAAGCTTTTGTTTTTAGGAAATTAGTTGGGTCAAATGATTCTTCTAATCTACTAATAGAGTTTGGTAATCCTAATCCAACATTTTTAAGATTTGGAATTAATTGTTCATCATTTGCATTTGGGTCACCGGCTCCAAATTGTATAGTTGTAGTTAAATCAGCGTTTACTTTAGCTACAAATCTTCTTGGAGTTTTTAAAGTTTTTAAAATAGAAGGAACACTTTCTTTAAATTGAGCTAAATCAGGATCATTTAATTCGCTGTTAGGGTAATCTAAAAATACCATTTCTTGTGCTAAATAAGGTACTTCATAATATTTGTTATTATTAGAATCTCTTACATCATATACTTCTATTATATTAGTATTTTCCAAAGTTATATTTGCAAATGGACTATATGAACCAAAATCAAAAGTAGCTTCTTGTGGAACTGCAGATATAGCTTGTACATATTTTTTAACAAGATATAGAGTAGGGTCTCCTGTATTTGCATCTCTTTTATATATTGTAATTTCTCTATTACTACTATCTTTAAAATCTATAACATCAGTTGTTATAAACTTTATAGATTCATCTTTAGATTCGATTACCATTCCCTGCTTTATTCTCAACAAATATTTACTATCTATAATGTTAGATGCACCAGTTCCAACCGCTGGTACAAGTTGATACACTTCTATTGTTGTTGTTGCCGGTGATGTTACTTTTGGTTTATATCCTAAAAATTGTGCTAATGCTATTACATTTTCTTGGTCTTCGGCTGTTGTTAATAGTGATTCTTTAAACGTATCATCTACATAATATGAAAGAACATCTCCTATATAAGATGCCATCTCAATAAACATCATACCAGGAGATGCTTCCGTAAAATCCGTATTTGTTTTTGGAAAATATGTTTTTGCAAACTCGATAAGATTATCTTTAAATGCAGAAAAATCTTTATTAAGATACTTTATATCTTTTCCGCTATATGTTTTATTGTTAGGTAATGAATTCATATTATGGTGCTATTTGTTGTACGTTAAATGATACCAAACCAGAGTTACCAGTATTTCTACTTCTAAATTTCAATGATATATTTACGGAATTTTTATCTTTATTTTCGTTACTCATATCAACATCAATTTCTTCAATACTTACATTTGGTATATATCTTTCAACCGATTTTGTTATTATATCTTGAATTTTATCTTCAAAGTCTTCCGTAATTGGTTCAAATAATAAAGTCTCCACACCAGCACCAAATAAAGGATTCATCAATCGTTCTCCTCTTTTTGTTAATAATAAATTTTTTATATTAGATTTAAGTTGGTCTATTTCTGTATAATTTTGCTTAAAAGCAACAGTTGCTATTTGAATTGGTAGAGCTAAACCAATTGCATAATCTTCATAATCTTTAGTCTCTAATAAAGGTTTTCTACCTAATATAATTGCCATTACTTCTTCTTAAATCTTTTTACAAGTTCAGAATAATCTCTATTCAATGCCTTATCCAATTCAGCTACTCCAGTTTGTACACCCAATCCAGTTGGTTGAGGTCCTCTAGCTAAATCACCATAACCCATTTTCTCAGCTATTGCAGTTCTACCTACAATTGAACCCATATCACCTTGTCCGAAATTCATTGTTCTGAATCCACCATCACC